ACCTGGATGCTGTCAACGACGCGGTTGACGCGATCCTTGGACGAGAACTGAACGTAATACGTCCCGGTCGGCGTGAAGGCGAGCGAGTGCTCTCCGGTCGGCAGCATCGTTTGGGAAATGTACTCATCGCCACCGCTGGTCGAGCCACAGCGGAAGATGACAGGGCCACGCTCGACGACAATCCGCAACGCATGCTCAATCCCCGGAGAAGCCGTCGTAACAGACCGCGAGCACTGGGCAATGCCTTCGATGTTCACCGCGTTAAGGACGAGCTTGCCACTGGTGATAACTGCCGTACCACCAGCGACGCCGGTCGTGGTCCAGCCAGTGGCAGAGGAGAAGTCCCCATTGACCACAGTGCTCGACACCGCAGCCCGCGTGATCAGAACGTCATTGAGCATGACGCGGAAGCTGTGATCGGTGAACTCCATCAGCGCCGCGTCGGAGACGCCGAAGATGAACTCCTTCAGCCGCGCCTCAGAATTCAGAGCTGTCGATGTCAGATACTGTGTGCCGGGACGCATGAACCCCGGACCGACAGCCTTGCAAAGAAGGTTGGTCTGATCCTCGGCGGCCAGGCGCATGCGCTCCAGGTCGGTGCGCGTCAGTGCTGTCTTGTCATGGACGCCCGTGTTGAAGCTCTGGGCATAGGTGTTGACTTTAGCCACGCCGACGGTCTCCGGGGTATCCATTGCTACGAGAGCGCGTCCAGCGGCCCGGAGGCTTCTCTCTTACGCGTTCGTCGACCGCGTCCTTGGTCTTGGCGTCCTGCAAGCGCTTCTGGAACAGCGTGAACAGGTCATTGCGATTGCCACGGTCGGCAGCGATCGGGAGCCCGCATTCAAAGGCGAGATAGGCTTCCAGCGCCTTGCTGAAGCTCTGGCGCCATGCGCCAATGTTCCATCCATAGGCTTCGTCATTGGAGACGTATCGGACGTAGATCGGGTTATGCGAGGTGTGCCAATGATCGGTCTCGTCCTCGTATTCGAGGATGCCTTCGCGGAAGGCAGGTTCATAGGAGATTGCCGCCGTGCGAACCCAGTCATCCGGCTTGGAATACGCGTAGTCGAAGCCGAACAGCGGCTCGACGTCGCTATCCGGCTGCAGTTCGACTGTGCGAATGGCAAAGTTCCACAAGCCCTGCTCGAGCATGTAGTTGACCGAATCCTGCCATGCGCCATCCAGAGAACGCTTCTCGGGCCGGTCCTCGGTCAAAGACGCAAGGTTGGATGGCCCGAGGAGACGCAGGGCGCCGCGGTAGATGCTCAATCTATCGGCCATTTCTTGCCCTTCCCGCGCGTTGATGTGTAAGCATCGATCAGTCCCCGAGCGATGTTCTCGATGCCGTAGGCCTCCATTTCGATGCCTGGTGCCTTCTCGCCGATGTGGTCGCAAAGGAACTGCCAGACATGAACGGCTTCATGGACAATTGTCATGATGACTTCGAGAGCATCGCGCTCGGCGCCTATATGGACGCAGACCAGAATGATCGCCTCGCCAGTCGTGTCGTTGCGAAGCCACTGTGTGTGGCCGCCTGCATTCGGAACTTCCGGGTATGGAGCGGTACCGTTGACCCGCTTCATCTCGCGGTTCCATGATGCTTCATCTGGGCAGAAGCCGATTGCGACCGGCTGCCACCCGCTGTTGCACCAGACGACGCCAGTCTTCACGCCGCAATGCCCTGAGCCCGAGCGGCGTGATTGAGAGCCGCCTGGATGGCATCGACCTTGGACTTGTGGTTACGGCTGATCTCGACACCGCCATCCTTCAGACGGGCACGCCAGCCAGTCTTTGGGGTGTGGTCGATGACATAGCCGTCAGGAATGCTTGCCTCGATCTTGGCCTTTTCCTCGTCGGTCAGCTTGGCCGCAGGCTCTTCCGACAACCACTTGCGCAGCACGCGGGTTTCAACGAAGCCGTTGCCCTTGTCGGTAACGCGCAGAGTCACATCGAAGCGCTCTCCGATGACGTCGATCAGGTCGTGGACGCGAAGCCGATCGACATGGTGAGCCCAGTAACCGGGCGTCGTGACGTCTTCGAGAGAATGATCCGGATCGACAACAACATGATGCTGCGTGCGGACATACTCGGCGGCGTTCCGCATCTTCGTAGGATGAAGGGTTTTCATGATTGCCTCAGTTCATGGGTGAAAACAAAGATCCAGCGAAACCGAGAACGAGCGGCAGCATGGAGAGCGCCGCCGCCCGTATCCGGTCAGCGATGGAGGCAACACCGCGACCGAAGTCGCGATGATGGCATCAGGTGATAGCGGTCGGAGCCGCTACGGTAGCCAGGCCCGTGGAGGCGCTGGACGCCGTGCACTGATACAGCTTGTACTTCGGGCCGGTCGTGGCGATGACGTGCACGAGGTCGCCCACGCGCATGCCCTTCGCATAGCCGTCCGAGAAGTAGCCGGCGCCGACGATGGTTGCGTCGGCATCGGCAGCGGTCGTGTAACGCCAGACGCGCGGCTGATAGCCGCCGACCTGGGTATCGAGGAGTGCAAGGTTGTCAGGAACGTATGCCATGTTCAGATCTCCTTACGTGGCAACGAACGCGGAGCCGTCGTGAGTCATCTTCACGATGCCGTTGTTCTGGAGGAGCTTGGCGCCGTGGAAGACTTCGGCACGGGACCAGGATAGGCCCTGCTTTTCGTCAAACCCGGCGAACACCTTTTCTTCGCCCACGTTGATCGCGTAGCCGATGGCATTGCGATGATACATGTAGCAAAGCTCAGAGGACGTCCCGAGACCGGTTAGGCGGCTGGAAACGATCCAGTTGATACCTGCCCAGCGGAACATCTTGCGGGCCGGACCATTGAGCGGCTTCTGCTCGACATAGTCGCCAGAGGCGAATTCCGTCGTCTGCAGCAGGTAGCCACGGAAGGCCGGGGAGATGATGGCGAACATGTTGTCTTCGTCTTCGACGTCGACGTCATTGTTGCCGAGGATCGCCTGGGCGCCGGTGACCATGTTGAGCGTTGCGGTCTGCGCCGTCGGCGGGAAGTCGTTGGTCGCATTGGCAAGCTCTGCCAGGATGGTCAGGTCGATGTCACGATTGATGACAGCGATCGATGCATTGCGCATGACCGTGACCTGATTGCCCTGCGACGCGAAGACGTTGAAGCCGGTCAGCTCGTAAGGAGCGTGCTTCTCAACCAGCGTTGCAGTGCTCTGGTTGTTCGTCGGGTTGCCGTAGGGGATCTGACCGTTCGTGCCGCGGGTGACAGCGGTATCGCCGCCAGAACCGGAGACAAGGAAGGTCGCCTGGTTGCCGTTGATCACGGTTTCCTTCGTCGTGGTCAGCTTGAGCAGGGACTGTTTCTGCTCAAACGCCGGAACGAAGTCTTTCTTGTACTGGACCACTGCAGCTTCAATAGCCATGGTCTCATCCTTTCAAAGACTTGTTGAGGGGGTTGGAGCCGGAGCAATCGAGGGTGGCCGGAGAACATGCGGGGCCGTTTCCGGGGTGGCCGCTGTTATCCGGGGCTTTCACGCTTGGCGATGTCTGGGAGCCGTCACTCAGGGGCCGTTGCCGGGGTGGCCATCGTGTTGGCAATAAAAAGCCCGCTCGAAGGCGGGACGTTCACTGACCTGATGTCAGGGAATGGGTGTTCAGCGCTTGCCGCGCGCCAAGTCCTTTTCGAGGATCTGGCGATATTCAGCGGCGTAGTCGCGCTCATATCTTTCGAAGTCGGTGTCGCGGATCTTCTCGATCTCGGCGCGACGGCTGCTATGCTTGCTTTCCGCATCGCTGGACGAGAAGACGACATCTCCGAAGGAGTTGCGGCCCTGATCCGATGCCCATTGGACGAAGCTCGGGATGTCACCGAGGCGTCGTCCGTCTGGCAATCTGGCTTCCGTCCATGTATCGCCGATATCGCCGGCGGATGACATGAAGCGCTTGGCGAGCGTCAGGTTGCCCTTGTACTCGTCGCGGGACCAGGCATCGCGAAGGGCGTCCTCTGCCTCTTCACTGGCCTTGGTATCGGCTTGGCCCTGTGCTTCTGCGGCCCTCTCCGACATGTCGACATACCATTCAGCGGCCATCTCGACGAAAGCCGGTGGCGCGTTCTTGGTATGGGCGAACTCGGTGAAGCTCGACAGGACCGGCTTGTCGGCATCGACCAAGCGCTTGGTGACAGGCTCGGGCAAGACGTAGCCTTCCGGCTTATCCGGAATCCCCTGCTCTTTCCGCCACTCGGCCATGGCCTTCTCATCCTTGGGATCAGGCATATCGCGCTTGATCTTGCCAGAGCGAATGGTGTTCTGCGCTTCCTGCAGGGCCTTCACGACGCCATTCAGGGAGCCGTAGCGCTTCAGGAGCTTGAGCTGGTCCTCGTTGTCACCGGAGGCTAGCTCGCGCCAATTGTCAGGAAGAGCCGAGCCCTTATCTTCATCGGACTTGCCGTCGCCCTTGTCGGTCGTCGTGTCCGTCTTCCCGGCATCGGCGTCGGCGGTCTTGTCTACCGCGCCGGTATCGGTGGTTCCCTTCGCCTTATCGTCGACAGCGCCCTTGTCAGTGCCACCAGCATCGTTGTTCTGTGTATCCGTCTTCGCCGTGTCATCCACGACCTCTTTGATGTCTGCTGTTGCCTCAGTCATGTTTGCCTCATTCACCGGCCTTGCGGCCTGCCTCAGGTTTCTTCATGGCCGCCGCCATCTTCTCGGCGCGTGACTTGCCCTCGATCAGCTTCAGGGCGTCCGGCTCTCTCATGCGAGCGATCTGGAGACCGATGTGGCGCTCTCCCTCGCTGAAGGCGCTTTCCCGCTCCGTGGCAGCAAAGCTCAGTTGCCCGACGTGGCAGGCATTGAAGAGCAGCCATTCAAGCGCCCGCTTCTGCTGCCCGTCGTTCGCCTTGCCATCGAAGAGCGCGCGGAAGGCGTAGAGCACTTCCTTGTCATAAGCGGCTGGTTTCGGGGTCATGCGACATGATCCGGCAGAATAAGACGGCTCGATGCCGCACTACCGGTGATCGCTTGTGTGCCGTAGTCAACGTTAGCATCGGCCATCTTGCGAAGCTGGAAGCGATCGCCTCTGGTCTTGCCCTGTCCGATTGCCGCACCAGTCGTGAATGCCAGGCATCCGACGATCATCTCGTGAGACATCGGATACTGCTGCGTGAATTTCTGGATGGTGTCGCCGATCGCGAGCATGAGCTTTTCATGCCGCTCGTCGACCTTCACTTTCGAAATGGACATAGTTGCCTCCTATGTCGGTTGGTTAAGCCAAGCCTGCTTGCTGCAGGGCCACGCTGGCGCCTGCTACATCGGTCGCCACTCCAGCCCCTTCACGAAGCGCAGCAGCGGCCTGCGTGAGGCCATCCACAGCGGTCTCTTGTTCTTCCGCACTCTGCACAGCCTCCTCGTCGGCAAACCAGTCAGCGGGAGCGCCTGTGCCTTTAACCGCGTCCTTCGTCATCTTCTTGAAGTCCATGGTCGACGGGATCGACTTGTCGAACTGCGAAGCGCCGGCGAGAATCTGAACGCTCTCCTGGAAGGATGCGACGAGCTGGCGGCCTTCAGCCGTGTTCAGCGGGCTTTCGAAGGAGAAGGTGGTCTCCTCGCCGTCAAGCAGTTCCGGGATCTCACCGACGTCGAAGTGCCGGTTGTGCAAAGCAAGCTGGAAGCCGGTATCGAGCAGCGGCAAATGGTACTCGCTCTCGATCGGGCCGAAGAACGGCAGGGCAGCACGGCGGAACTCCGCAATGCGCTGCTGCGTCTCATAGGCCGTCATCTCGCGGGTATCCGGCAGGAACAGCTTGTTCAACAGGAACGCTTCGGCGATCATCTCGCGAACGTCCTTCTTCATGTCCATGCCGATCGATACGTTGCCGGTCTCGATGGTCTGGAACAGCTTGCGGATATCGGCATCGTCGTCGATGTCCACGTACGTCATGCCGCCGGCATACATGTTGACCGCATCGCGGAACATCTCGCCTCTGGCGACCGTCGGCGGGTCCACGGCCTTTTCACCCTGCTCGAGGATGATGCGGGCCATCGACTGGATCATGCGGCCATCGGGCAAAGAGTTGATCGTCGCCGGCGAGAAACCTTGCGGGATGTTCGCCAGCGTGCGCCAGCGAGGGACCACGTAGCTGAATACCGGCAGGCCAGCCTCACCGAGGATCTGCTCGTGGTCTAGATCCACATAGAGCGAGATGAACGGCGTCTTCTTGTACTGGCGGCGCTTGGCCTTATCGTCGCCATAGATGTCGTCGACCGGCATCAGGATATGGCGGACGTTGAATTCCTTTGACGGATCCGTCTCGCAAGCCTTCTTGATATCGGCATGTACCTTGTCACCGTAGAGCTTCTTCAGGTTCCGCGCCGTCTTCTTCATCTTACGATGGAGCGCATCGACCTTGCCGACCTCGTTCAGCATCCATGCGCAGTCGCGGGGATGCCATGCCCTGAACAGCATGTGATCGCGGGTTGGTGATTCCTCGACCGAAATCACGCCATTGCCGAATGCTACCCAGTCGTGATCGACCTCGATCGTGGCGGCCGTGAAGTTGGCGCGACGATCATAGACCAGTCTGCGATAACGCTTCGTGGCATATTCCAGCCAGCGCGCGGCGGCCGGATCCTCGTCGATCTCTTCCCGTCCGGTCTTCACCTCAAACCAGTCGCCTTGACGAAGCATGGCCGATGGCGCATTGCCGAGCGTCTCGCGAGCCTGAACCGGATAGCTTTCCATCAGGTTCGTCGTGAAATCGTCCCCGAGGGAAAGCTCACGCGTGAAGTCCGTGCGCAGCGGGTAGTAGTTCTCGGCGATATCCTGGCACAGGCTATCCCATGGCTGCTTCTTGCTGAACAGCGCCGCGCCGATGCGGCAAAGCTCCTTTGCGCGGCTATCTTCCAAGATCAACCTGCCTGGCCAAGAAGGCTATTTGTGTAAGACGTCGTCCCTGCCCCAGAGGAGGCTCTGGACGCGCGCGAGGCCGCAGAGGTGAGAACGGTCGCAGCACGACCGGAACGCGCCTGAGCGTCTACTGCTGCCTTGCGGCGCGCTTCCTTGATCGACGGATCTTCCTCATCGGGCATCCGCGTCTCAGGCGTCGGTGTCGTCGTAGTGGTGGTAGAGCCACCTCCGCCGAACAGCTTGCCCATGGGCTATCTCCTTTTCTTCATGTTTGCGTGGCCGAGGTTGACCTTGGGTCGGTTGCCAGACGCCTGATGTGTTCGGATGCGAAGTTCGACCGAGCTTTCGCCGTACGCCCATGCATTGACGACGGCATCCCCTTTGTCCGGGGAACGCCCAAGCCGCTTCTTGATGTCGAGCTTTGGCTCGATCAGGATGCCGCGCGGCGTGAGCTTCCACGTCGGAGCGGCGAGATCGGCCAGCAATTCAGGATCAGGCGGCAGAGCGACGGGCTCCCCGAGGTTCGGTTCCAATGCTTCCCTGAAGCGCCAATGCACCTCAGACCGCTTGTTGGCGAATTTGAGCTTGCCGTCTCTCGTGCGCTTGCTGCTCTCCGATGAGCCGTTATGGGCATGGAGGCGGATACCCGCGACGTTGTGCTTCAGGTGCGAGAAGACGCCCGAGCCATAGCCGCCGCCCATATCGATCACGACGTCGCACCCATCGCGCATCAGCGCCACAGTGCGGGCCGCCAGATCGATCGGATCGACAGCGCCCTTCATCTTGTCCGAGATCACTTCATCGAACCAGTGACCGTGTCTGCGGGCGTATGTGTTGGCATCGCCACCGCCAAGCGCCACGTCATGGCTTAGTATGGTCATTCCAAGCCGATCAGGGGGCCGTGGTGTCCAGCGAGCCTGTGCCTGCAAGATCCACTGCGTCGGGATGACCTGGAATGCAGCATCAGAGGCGGCCACATCGAACCTGCCTTCACGCATCATCGTGCGCAGCGGCTCCGGCATGGCCTCGATGACCGATGCATATCCGGTGTCTGCGAGGTCTGGATTGTCCTCAAGCAGTGCCGGAATGAATGTTCGCGACCGTGGCTTCTCACCTTTCGGGCCCAGATAGTCGGGCGTGACCTCGACATCTTCTCCGTTGACGGTCGTGTACCAGCGCAGTTCACCGGGCTTGGCCTTGTTCGGATGGTTCGGGTCGAGCCATGGAGCCCACCGCTTGATTACCCATTGGCCTTCTGACGTCGTCGGCGGGTTGCCGGTGGCAATCACCCTGCAGCGTTGGTTCGGATCAGCCGAGCGGTTCCAGCCGATGATGTAGGTGTACTGGCTCTCCGAGAACTGCGTGATTTCGTCGAAGGCCTTCAGGTCGTGCGGAACGCCCTGATAGTTCTCCTTGTCCGCCTCGTGCTCGCAGTGGCCGAGATCGATGACGCCGTTCGGATGCCGCCATATGCCGTCCTGGCTGTTGAACCCATCCGATGTACCAAGGATGCCCTGAATTTCGCGCTTGATACCCTTCAGGTTCTTCGAGATGCGCCGAAGGATCAGTGAATACTTGTGCTCATTGATCGCCAGCAGGCAGACTAGGAAGCTCTTTCCACCACCAGCGCCACCGCCATAGAACATTTCATCAGCGAGCGAGAAGTAGGCATCGGTCTGCGGGCCCGGGTTAGGCAGCTTGCGCTTGCCATCAACAGCCGCGTGAGTGTCCGCAAGGATCTTCTCCTGATGTTCCTGCGGCAGAGCGTCGAAGCGCCTCAGGATGTCATCCAGCGTGCCGGCTACGGTCATTCTTCGTGGCTATCCTGCAGGCCTTGAGCGAGCGCGAAGGCAATTGCCCGAGCGAGATCGCGCCGTGAGCTAACTTCCTTAGTCTCGATCGGACGATCCGGGACGCCTGCTAGTTCTCTCCGCTCGGTGTAATCATCCCGGAAGCGGGCCGACATCGACTTGGCCCACACAGCGGAATTGAACTTGTCCGCGGTAAGGCCTTTCTGTCCCATATCCTCCCACCAGGCCTGCTCACATTGCTTCGCACGCGTAAGGGAGGTGAAAAACTCGATGTGCTTGTCGGCCCAGTTGTTGAGCGTGGCCTTGTCGACATCGAGCGCCACGGCGATCTGCGTCAGGCTTTTGCCCTGCTTCCCGAGCTTGACGACCTTCGCGCAATAAGCAGGGTCGTACTTGCTGGGGCGCCCGCCATTGTTGCCGAGCGCGTTCTTGTTGCCCTTTGGGGGAGCCATAGCTTGTTGCCTCCAAGCCTTCCGATTTCGGTTTCGGTTACGGCTTCAGAACGAGGAAGCCGATGACCAGCGTGCCGTTGACCGCTACGCTGGCGTGGATGTTCTGGATGGTGATGACGACAGAGCCAGCGCCTGGGGTGACGTCAGCAACCGTCGGCGTGCCCGTGGTGGCCGTTCCCTTGCCAACCGTGACCAGGACCGTATCGCCGGCCTCAATCGCGCTGTTGGTCAGTGTGAGGACGTGAGTGGCGGCGGCTGCTGTGGTGAGAGCGCCGGTCGTGATCTTGCCCTGCGTCTTGTTCAGGGTTGCCGTGCCCGTACCGCCGGTACCGGATGCTGTTGCCGTCTTGGTGCCCTGGTCGGAGACGAGAGCGCCGGACTTTGGCTCGATGCCGAACTTGCGGCCGTAGAGAGAGTGAAAGGCTGCCATGTGCTGCTTCCTTTATGTTTGCTGTTGCTGGGGGAAGTCGTCAGTAAAGCCCGACGATGCCTGTGGCCGACGTGCCGGTAATCCGGACGGCGACGATCGAAAGATTGTATTCGACGCCTGCCAGAAGGGTCAGCGAACGGTCTGCGGTGTCATTGGCAAACCGGCATGCCAGCGTTCCAGCGCCAGCGCAGATGATCTTGCGCGTTGCCGTGAAGGTATTGGTCGCGTGCGGGGCGATGTCGAAGGAGCTTGCTGCCGGTCCGATCCATTCGACCGACGACCGAGAAATTGGATTGCCTGCCACGTCGTCGTCTCCTTTAGGACTTGATGCCTGCGGACTTCAGGACGGATTCGGCGGTCTTGATGACCTTGGCCCATTCCTGCTTTGTCTTCGGCTTGGCTGCTTTTGCGGCCGCGGTCTTCCGCTTCGCTGCGGTGAGCGATGGCTTCTTCATCGGATTGCCTCTTGATGGTGGATGTCCAGCTTACCCGCTTGCGCCGGCGAAGTGCCTTGTGCGGCCCCGGCGTCCTTCTCAGGGATGAGCGAAGCCTTGTCCCGGTCGCTGGTTGGGCCGGCTTGGAAAGGAAGGCCGATCAGATCGGCGGTTGCGAAGGCAGAAAATATTGGCGCGGAGCGCGCGACCCTGTGGAGAAGTCGAACAACGGCTATTTCCGTTATTCGCTCTTGCCGGAATCGCATGAATCAAACTTCATGGTTGTGCAACCATAGAAGGAGAGCTTAATGGCTCAGGTTACCTACCCTTGTTACTGGCAAAAGAAGGACAACGGCGGATACTGGTACTGGATCTACTATGCGAAGAACGGTGAAGAGATCGCCCGCAGTAGTGAGAGTTACGTCAACAGGAGTGATTGCACGCACAGCATCACTCTCATGAAGAACTCAGCATCTGATCAAATCTTCTATACCGAGTGACGTTACATTGGGGGCAGACGGTAGCGCGTCTGCCCTATTCACCCGACACCCAGCAGTGTTTGCAGATCTGCGGCGCTTGGCAGCCAGAAATGACGGCAAAGACCACGATCAGCCAAAGTACCTTGCAAGCAATGTGCAGCGCCTGATCCTGGGCGAACGTCGTCTTGCCTTGCACCTTGAGCTCGTCGATCACTGTGTGGGCCAACCATTCAGAGAGACCGAGCCAGATGTTGTGGCTGACGAGCGCCACGCCTGCGCCTTGAATGCCGGCATGAGCGACGAGGTGATACACCCGCATCGGCCCTTTGGCCTTGGCATCCGACAGGAACTGACCTTGTAGCGGGTAGTCACAAAGCCAGTGGGCGCCGAGCAGAAGCAGCGCCAGCATCAGATAATGCTCAATCATGCAGGACCTATCCTAAGAGCTTGAACCGGCTTTCGCCTCTGGGTCTTTCGGGGGCACTCGTTTGATAGGCGCTACTGGAGCCCCTTGTTTGCGTGCCTGCATTCTAGAATAGAAAAGCCCGCTCACCGGTTAAGGTGGCGGGCTGTGTGGTTTGCCGGTCGAGCCCTACGCGATCTACCTTGATCCTTTGGGGCTTCACTCGCTCAGGAGGTTCTACGCTACCTCTCGACCGGTCTTGGCGTCATTGCGGACCGGAGTGGCCGGGTCTCGCGGGCGCTGTATATCTCTACGCGGCCTGTCGCCGCCTTGCCTCTCGCTGTCTTCGTTTTGCGTTCTGGGCTTCAGCCCAATCAAACCGTTCTAGCGTTCTGTCGAAGTCGCAGGCGCTTGGCCTTGCATCTTCCCTTCGCCAGTAGGTCGCGTCTTCTGCGATGTTGACATGTTTATCGCCGATTTCAGGGGTATCTGGCAACAGGTCGGAAACGTCAATATCGTTATTCTGCAATGGCTTGCGGTCCAATGCTAACAAAATACGCAAGATAGCACGCTCTTTTCTGCGTCTCCCGGTCTCTGGGTGAATATCAACCCGCTTGCACCATTGCTTGAATATGCTGTCGGTCGCCATGCATCGAGCCCATGAGGTGAGGCACACGCGCTCGTCTTCCTTGGTGACGAACGAGAGCCACCCGAGGGTTTCCTCCGCTTGGCTGATCTCCCATGGCTTCGGAGCATTGTTGATCGAGTTCCAGAACGCTTGACGCTCGGCAGCTAGGCGTTCGGAACCCCAGCCGTTCTTGTCGGCCTGGGTGTAGGGGATGGCGATCCATGATCCGCTGCCTCCGCCTGGGCCGACACGATACAGCCCTTCCATGATCTGGACCGCCCGAATGAACCGTTCGCCTATCTCTCGTCCTGTCATCATGCGCTCATTCTCCGATCGTCAAGGAGTTCCATTTGCGGGTCGCCGAACACTCGGCAGGCCCTTTCCCAAATCAATCCAACCAACGCAGCACGCTTGTTCGTTATACCATCAAGGCCGAGACACCACAGCTGCAGCCTTCCAACCGGTACACCGTCGAAGAAGGCAAGGAACCGGGAGACATCGCGCTCCATGATCGACGGGTAGTTCTTCCGGAATGCCAGGATGATATCACTGGTAGCCCACAAGCCGGTCTCATCAAGCGCTGTGTCGTTGTTAGCAGTCTCCACCAGCGTCATGACCACGAAACGCGCGTGCTGCCTTCCATGGCGGCGTCTGATGCGATCCAGAGAAGCCACCGCCCTCGTCTGCCCATGCTTGGGCATGACGTTCTTCGGAACGACTTCGACGTCGAACTCTTCGAAGATGGCCATAGCTTCCTGGTGATCGATCATTCCTTATCCTTCCGCTGCCAGCCATGTTCCTTCGCCAAGCGCCTGATGCTTCGGTCAGAGAGCCCGTACCAAGCGACAAGCCGCCGGACGCCGTTGCCTGCCTCCCAATCGCGGCGCAGATCGGCCATGTTGACCCGTGCTGAGCGAGAG